TCGAGCAAGGCGCCTTCGCCACCAGCTACATTCCGACGACCTCCGCCGCCGTGACCCGCAGCGCGGACTCGGCCATCGTGAACCCGATCTCTTCGTTCTATAATGCTTCGGAGGGGACTTTGTTTGCGGAGTTTAGCAGATATTCTATTGCTGGCAGTGGCTCGATATTTGTAGCAGACAACGAAACTATTGGAAACCGAGTTGGATTATTCGGAACTGTAGCGCAAGTTGCCATATCTGATGTATTCACAACAATCGACGCGCTTTCTGTTGTAGCGGGAACCGTTTATCGTGGAATTTTGGGTTACAAGGCTAATGACCACGCCGCTACTCTAAATGGCGCAGCGGTGGATACCAACACGGCGGTTGGTGTTCCGACAGCGGCGACCCATTTGCGGCTTGGTGCGGAGGCGTTTGCTGGTGGCGAACTAAGCGGCCACATCCGCCGCATCGCCTACTTCCCCAAGCGCCTGTCCAACGCCTTGCTGCAATCCCTCACCACCTAATGCGCTTCCTCCTCGCCATCGCCTTCACCTTTGCGCTGCCCGCCTGCAACACGGCGCAGGAGCAGGTCAACGCCTGCCTGCCCGCAGCCATCGCGGCGCGGGAGATCATGGCCAAGCAGGGTGTCCCGGCGAAGGTGCTTATTGTCCGCTGGCAGGAGGCCGACCGGAACCGTGGGCACGCCTACGCGATTTTCGTCTACGGCAAAAAATGGTCTTACGACAAAGACTTCGGCTCAATTCCGCTGACCTCGGGCGAGGACGGCGCGATGTGGGAAGCGTGGGAAGCAAACTTCAAGCGCGGGCACCGGGGCGAAATCACTGAAGCGTATTATTTGGAGAAGTAAACATGAGCTATTTGCAACATCACATGACGACACTTGAGCGCGGCGCCTTGGGCACGTTCGCCAGTATCGGCAGCGCGGCCGTCTCGCTGGTCAGCCAGCTTGAAGTCTACCTGCGGGTCGCCGGCCTTATCATCGGCCTCGCGGTCGGTGTGGTCACACTAATTTCGGTCCTCCACGACCTACGGAGAAAACAGAAAGAGAAATAACCATGCGCAACTGGAAAACAACGACCATCGGCATCCTAACCATGCTTATCGCTATTGCGACCGGCGGGAAGGAATACCTGCAAACTGAGCAGATCCCTGATCTGGCGCTCATCATCACCAGCATCCTCGCGGGCTGGGGCTTGGTGCAGGCCAAGGACAATAACGCCCGACTCTAATGCGGTGCCGCCCCCAGTTCGCCTTCACGCTCGCCGCCGCACTAGTGCTTGGTGGCTGCGTGACCATTCCCCTTCCGCCCGTGGACGGCGAGAAGACGCAGGCCGGCGACTGGGGAAGCATCAAGGTGATGATCACCTACGTCCCGAACGTGGGCGAGCTGATCAGCGATTTCAAAGAATGGAGAAAGCCAACCGAATGAAAACCTTTATTGAAAAACAACTTGTCCGCCTGCTCTTGAGCCGTGGCGGGCCGATCCTGCAAAAGCTGGTCACCGGAGCGGCGGCCGCTGCGCTGACCTACATCGCCACCAAGAGCGGCCTCGATGTCCGCGCCCTCGGTCTCAACGAGGCGGTGGTCGCCGGCATCATCTGGGGCATCCTCGACATAGCCATCACGCGCTTGCCGGCGAACATCTTGAAGGACTACGGGAAGCAGATCCAAGCCCTGCTTAACACGCACGGCCGTGGCCAGCACCTCAAGTTGGACGGCTACGTCGGCCCCGTGACCGTGGAGGCCGCTGCCGCTGAATTGGCCAGCCGGAATTAGCATCGTCGATAAACCAAGCAAGTGATCCCGAAAAACCGGCCACAGCAAAAACGGCAAGACACCGAGCGGCAACTGAAGTCCGCCGGTGTCAGCGATCCGGTGTGTCTGGTCGGCATTAGGGGCTACTACCGCGATAGCATGGGCGCGAAGGGCAAGAACGATGTCGGACTTTTCGATGACGCCATCATTTTGATCTCCCCGAACGCTCATGTTGCATGGAACGCCAACGTGGACCCGACGCGGCTTGGGTGGAACCCGAAGGCCCGCAAGCCGATGGCGCAGCTCAAGGCTGGCGTATATCGCTACAAGATCGGCAAGCACGGCCTGCGCACCGGCAACCCCTACACCGCCTTGGTGCAGGCTGGTCCGGTGACAGTGCATCGCGGCGACAAGGAAGAGACTGGGTTTTTTGGAATAAACATCCACGCCGCCGGCCGCACGACATCCTCGGAAGGCTGTCAGACGGTCCCGCGTGCTGGCGGGCAATGGGATTCCCTGATCGCCACCGTGCAGTCGGAGATGAAGCGCAACAACGCCAAGACCCTTTCTTACGTTTTAACCAGCAAATCCTAAAACACTATGGCCAAGACAATCGGACAACTTACACAAGCAACCACCATCGCATCCGGCGACGAGTTCGTCATCGAGCAGAGCGGACTGACCAAGCGTGTCGCCGCCAGCGTGGTGCGCGGCGGGCTGATCAATGCGGACATTGACGCGGCGGCGGCGATTGCCTTCAGCAAGCTCGCGGCTCTTGACAGCGCCAACCTCCTTGTCGGCAACGGCAGCAATGTGGCGACCAAGGTTGCTGTGACTGGCGACGTGACGATCAGCAATGCTGGTGTGACGGCTATTGGTAGCAGCAAGGTTGTCACGGCGATGATTACAGATGCGAATGTCACCGCAGCCAAGTTGAGCGGGGCGCAAACAGGCTCGGCGCCGATCTATGGCTGCCGTGCTTGGGTCAACTTTGATGGAACGCGCAACGAGGCGGACACTGGAGCTTCGACCAACGGCGCCAACGTAAAGATTCGCGCCAGCGGGAATGTGTCCAGCGTGCTAAAAAATGGCACCGGTGATTACACCATTACGTTCACGACCGCGCTGCCTGACGCAAACTATTGTTTTACGTTTGGCGCCGGAGCCGACAGCGCGATTGGGGTTCCTTCATTATCGGCAAAACAATCTGTCGCGCCAACGACAACGGCGCTTCGTGTCGTAACAGACAATGGCGCTAACCAAGCGATGACCAACGACATCGCAAGCTGCTGCGTTTCCGTCTTTCGCTAAATGCCCCTAGAAAGCCCCATCCTCCGCGACGGCGATGCCGGATTCGCTGGTTATGCCAGCCGAATCAATCCGGTTGCGCTGCCTGCTGGCATGCTCCAGCTCTCGGAGAACATGCGGCTTGATCGCGGAGTGGCGGTGACGCGCAAGGGCGCCAAGCGCATGGCGGATGCCATCAGCGTGGCCTCATCGCCGCTCACGGTTCCCTTTGTGCTTAACCCTGCGCCCAACGCGCCGGTGGTGCAGAGCGTCTACAGCGGCGGCATCTTCGCGGCCAGCGTCTACCGCTCGCCCGATCAGGTGCAAAGCGCCGAGATCGTCGTGCTGGCGGGCGGCGACCGCGCTTACACGATTCTCTTGGACGACAACCAATCCTTCGCCGGTGTCTGGTCGGGCGGCTTTCTGGTCACTGACACCGGAGAAGAAATCGTGGACGAGAACGGCGACACAATCGTCATCAGCGTGCTACCTCAAGAACTGGGCTACCCGACATCGCCGGACGAGGTCATCGAGCCGACTGACACTGTCAGCATGGTGCAGGCCAACGACCGCCTTTACTTGTTCCGCGAAGCCGATGCCTCGCGTCCGGGCTGGGTGATCAAGAACGTGACCACCGGCGGCATCACGGTGGCGTCCACCACGGCGACCGTCAACCTGACCGGCCACGGATTTCCCGCTGGCGCCCGCGTGCGCATCGAGGGGAGCACTGTCGCGGCCTTTGATGGCGTGGAATACGACATCGCCACGTCCTCCACCAACAGCTTTACCATCACCGTCCCCAGCGGCACCGCCTCTGACGCCACGACCAGCGGACGCACCGTGCGCCGCGTCAAGGCGCCGCTCTACTGGGACGGCATCGCTACCGCCTTCGTCCGCAGCCCCGCAGGCGTGCCGACCGGACTCTCGGCGACCTACAAGACCATGAGGTCAACGGCGTGGGGCACCTACATCAACAACCGCCTCGTCCTGCCGGACGGCAAGAACAACGTGCTGATCAGCGATATTTTGGACGCCAACACCTACGATCCTTACTGGCAGTCTTTCCGCGCCGGTGCGGGCAGCAATGACTTCGTCGTCGCGGTGCATCCGTGGGTGGAGAACAGCTTCCTCGTCTTCTGCCGCAAGAGCATCTGGCTCGCAGAGGTCAACCAGTTTGCCAGCGTGGACGGCGCCTCTACGGCCATTGACACGGCGCTCTCCAAGCTCACGCTCCTCACCGATGAGGTCGGCTGCGCGGCCCGCCGGTCCGTTGCCACGGCGGGGCAGTTCGTCTATTTCCTGAGTGACTCCGGCGTCTACCGCCTCGACAGCCGCCTCGACCTTAAACTTCGCGGCGACACCAAGCCTCTCTCGGACCCGATTGCCAACCAGCTTGAAGACCTCAACGACAGCCTCGTCAAAAACTCAGTCGGGCTTTGGTATTCCAACCGCTACTACCTCGCCGTCCCGCTGGCCGGCGCGGACAACAACAACGGTGTTTTCCTTTACAATGCGCTGAACGACCAGTGGGAGACCCGCGACATCTACGCTTTCGGCGTGGATGACTTCGTCGTCGCAACCCGCGCCAACGAGCGCCGCCTCTTCGTCAGTAACAAGGCGGGCAAGCTCATGCTCCTCGACGAGATCGAAGAAGGCGACCAGTCGCCGGACGCGCAGGCCAATGTTATCACACCGGTCCCCGGCAAGATCCGCACGCGCCGCTACGGATTGGGCAGCATGAGCACCAAGCGCTTCGTCCGCTCGCTCGCCGATGTGGTGCTGCCGGACACCGCCAGCGTCACGGTCAAAGCAATCACGATCAATCCTGACGCCGAGATCACGCTGGTGCCAGGGCAGACGAACACCTCGGGCTTGAGCGAAGACTACACTTTGAAGCAACCGATTCGCGCCAAAGCGCACTACTGCGAATTGCAATTTGAAAC